TGTTGTTGTCCAAGGAATAATTATTCCTGTGTTAACACCTTCAATATCGATAAGATTAGATCCGTCGAAATCGTACCTAGTAGCTTCGTAATTAGCCATGGCCTATTTCTCCCTATATGTCCAACCGGTACTCGCGTCTCCTGAAAAAACTAATGAAAAACCAGCGCCTTGTGTATTGACTACTAGGTCGGCTGCTGCATTAGCTATGTTAGAACCATTTCTTCCAACAGTTAATGCGTTAGTATTGAAATCGTATCCTTGATCTATGAATGAAACTTCATCTCCTGCTGAAGGTGATGCAGGTAGAGTTATTGTAACTGCTCCACCATTTGTATTTACTAAAAGTTGATCACCAGATGATGCTGTGTATGCACCTGTTTTAACGGCCCATGTTGCTGCGGGAGCTGCAAAAGAAGCTTCAAAAACTCCAGTGTTTGTTGCGACACCATCTACATAAATAAATTTATATCCTTTATCATCATCTGCAAAAGTAACTGTTGCACCTGAACCAGATACAGCTTTTAACTGAACTGTGTGTGCACCTGTAGTGCCATTTTTAATTACGTAAAAATTTTCTGTTTCTAAAGGAAAAGTTATAACTCTGTTTCCAGATATTGTTCCTGAAAATTCTATAATTCTTTGTTGAGCAGTACCTGTTAAAGCACCATCATCTATTGTTAAAGCTTGAGTTCCTGCACCACCTGCAATAGATAAACTTAAAACACCGCCTGTTAATTGTTCTATAAGACTTAAATTTGCGTTAGTTTTTGTTCCCCATGTACCAGCGTTTTCGCCGGTTGCCATTAATTCAATACCAAGATCAGTGAATGTTGATGCCATAATTTTTTCTCCTAATTGTTTTATTTATATTTTGTATTTACTTTTAAGTCAAACATTAGTTTGGAGTATTTATTGTATATCCTGTACTTGTTTTAGGTGTTTTTATTGTATATCCCGTGCTAGTTTTAGGTGACAATTTTCCATAATATTTAAGAATTAATCCATCCGTATTAAGACTTGTAGTAGCTGTTTGACCTAACCCATTTAAACTAGCTATAGTTAATTGAGTTGTAGTTAAAGTTCCTAAAGTTGTAGAAGCTGATTGACCTGCTAACAATGCAGGGGTTATATTATCTATTGTTAAAGAACCTAAAGATGTCGAAGCTGATTGACCTGCTATATCAATGACAGGGTTAGAAGATATTGTAATAGCACCTACTGCAGTTTGTGCAGATAAACCTGTTATACCTATTACATCTGCAGGAGATATACTTCCTACTGCACTTGTAGCAGAAAGAGCAGGTAAACCTATTGAATGATCGTCTACAGATAAAAGTCCTACAGTGCTTTGTAAACTAAATGCAGGTAGAACTGCAGTAAAATCTGATTTAGCAATTAATGAACCAACAGTTGTTTGAGCACTTAAACCAGTTATTCCAAAAGCCATGTCATCAGGAGTTAAAGCTCCAACACTAGTTGTTGCGGATAATCCTGTTAAATTAAATACTGCAGACTCAACAGTACCCCAACCATTTTCACCCCAATCTAAAGTACCCCAACCTGGTTGTACTTCTATAAATTCACTTGGTATATTTAAAGATGTAGTTGCTGTTAAACTTGGAAGTATAACATCAATAGCAGATTCTCCCCAGTTTTCAGCACCCCATGTATCAGAACCCCAACCTGTTTCGTTAAAAGATTCTACTGATCCAACTGTAGATGTAGTTGATAAACCAGTTATAGGAACTAGAACTTCTGTTTGAAGACCGTAACTATTTTGACCCCAGGTGGTTCCGGTTTGGTTCCAAGTGTTAGCCATAAGGACTTACTCCCTATGCTATCTGAACGATTGCGTTACCTGCAGTTTGAGCTGGGAATTGAACTGTGAATGTTCCACTTGTTACAGTTTTGTCTGCACCAAAATTAACAACACATACTGATCTGTTTGTTGTAAATCCTGTTATTGCAGTTGTATTATAAATTAAACAACCTCTTGCTGTAAATGAAGCCGAAGTAAAACTAACATCATTAAATTTTACACATGCTGTGTCTGTAGATAAAACTGGATCAGCCGATGATGTTAAAGCTGTTCCACCTGCAGTATAACCAGTATTACTAGCGCCACCATCAGTTTGACTTTGACTAACCTCAAGTGTGTTAGTTGGAACTGCATTAGCAGATGCAGGAGCTGTATAAACAGTTGTTGATTTACTAAGTGAAGCTGAGTCGCTTGAAAATAAAGCTAATTTAAATGCGTTACCTGTTGGTGCACCACTAGCATCATTAAAGTTGTGACCACCTTGTAAAATTTCTACTTTGAACGAATTACATATTGCCGATGTTATTGTCATAATTTTTTTCTCCTAATTACTGAGGCGCTGACTCGATTGGAATTCTAATTGTACCATCCGTGTAATCGTCTCGTCTTCTTCTTCCAATTTGCATTGCTGCAAACTTTTGTAGTTCAGTTTTATATCTATTTTCATATAGTGTCAACATGTCTTGTGGACCTTTTAAAAACATAAATGCTTCTACTAAACATGCATATAATAAGCCTTGTGGGAAGTAATTACTTATATAAGTTCCGCCTGTATTAGTTTCTAAACCAGTTGGCATGGCGTTGTAATGAATAATATATTTATAATTAGCGTTTGGTGTAGGAGCTATGTAAATTGCTCCTGAAGTAGCTGTGCTAGTTCCTGTAGTTGCACCACCAAACATAGAATAATACTTAGGAAGACCAGTCACATCTTGACCTGTTGCTCCTCCAGAAGTACCTGTTAAATTACCAACATACTCAGATATAAAAGTTTGATCACGTTTTTCTAACCACTGACCTTGGCCATTAGTATTTGCAGTAGAGTCATATACTTCTATACCTCTAACAAATAATAAACCAGTAGGCATTGTAATAGAATTAAAATCTGTAGCAAATTGTGCTTCTGCTTGAAGTCTATCTGAATCCATAGGACAATCTAAATTAATTCTGTGTTCAGCATTACGAAGAAATCCATTTATAACAGTAGCAGTAAATACATTAGCATCTACTTCTGTGTAATTTCTAATATCCGTTGTTAAATCTGAATAACTATATGCCATAATTAAGCTCTATCATTTACGGGTCCAATTGTACACTGAAAACCGCCTCCTGTTGCTGTGCTACCAGCATTAGATACTAAAGGAACTGTTATAGAATTAAATTGTTGTTCTGTTGCTTGTGTTCCGTTTGGTAATGTAGGACCAACTTCTACAGTAGTTGCGATCGCTGTTGCTAGATATGATCCAAAAACTTTTGCTCCGTTTGCATGAGTTGTTGCTGCAGTATTAGGTGGAGTTATTCCTCTAAATGGAGAAGCTGTGCCTCTTGTTAATCCAGATAAAACTCCTGTACCTGTATTGTTACCTGTGTATTGAATTGTTTCATTCATGTATTGTCCAAAAGTTGCACTAGTTGAATCTTGATCTACTTTTTCTATTACAATAAAACCAGCGTTTGGAAATGCTGCAGAACTAGTTAAAGTTAAAGTGTTAACTGTATCATTAATTGCACCATTTAAAGTTGTTTCTAATTCTAAAGTTGCAATTGCAACACCTCCTACTATTTCTTTAACAGATTGAAATCTAACATAAGATGTTCCTTCGTTAATTTGATTAGAGGGATAAGATATACTTAAAGTTGGAGATCCACCTGTTGTAGTAAATGGATTGTTAGGTAGAATATCTTGTACTGGAAACTCTACTCTTGCAGGTCTTGCATGCATTAAACCTTGTGGATCAGCTCCTACAGGATGTGGTTCTAATTGTGGTTGTTTAGGTTCAAATTCAGAAACATGTACCCATGCACCAGTCCACTCTTTTACCATTTCTCTATATGGAAATGCTGCACCTGATCTATCAGAGATTGCTAATGCTCTACTACCTTTTGCAAATCTAGCCATTATATATTTGGATAGTATGTCTTCGGAGTAATATATGTGCTAGCTGGAGAACCATCTTCTGATAATGCTCTTGCTAACTCATCCTCGTACAACAACTTCATCTCCTGTGTTCGTTGTGGTGCAAACTTCATAGATAAGTAATAAGATAATCCTGAAATCATACATGGTACAAATCTAAAAGGTGTATCACTTGCGTTAGTATATGCTCCTGCATCTTGAATTCTTTTTACATAATAAACATTTAAAAAATTTGATGCAGCAGTTGAATTAGGTAAAGGATAAATTGTTATTGTAACTTTATCAATAAATCTTTGTACCCAAAATTGTGAAGGCGTTCCATTAGATGCTTTGTTAGCTGTTGCTGAATAAGCATCTCTTGCAACTTTTGTTAATCCTGTGTCTGATTGATTTGTTGTATTATAATTTTGTCTATATGTAACATTTAAAATATCTGAAATACCATAAACATTTGCTGTTGGAACAGTTGTAGCTTGTGGTGGTTCTCCACCTCCAGGAACGTCAGAAGAATTTCTATAAAAAGTATATATACCAGATCCTTCAGCCGTAGCATCAACGTTAGTTGTTGAACCTGCTATTAAATTAATATTAGTATTTCCTACTTCCCAAAAATGTATTCCTCTATTACCCCATTCTTGAAAAAGAATGTTTAAAGATCTTCTTGCAGTTTTTATTTGGTGACCTGCTGTACCTACTAAACCTAAACGTTCGTAGGCATCTGCAATGATTTCATCAATTGAAAAGTTTTGATCAAATGCGTAGGCTGAGGAAGTAGTATTCGCCATTGGCTACCTACCCATCAAAATATACTGTTAAACTTACAAAACTATTAGTTGGCAGATTTACAGCTAAACCTTCATTAGCCAGTATTCCTCCATGTGCT